AGGAAGTGGATCTGCATATATTACTCCATGTTTTTGGTTTGTATTAAACTCCATAACTTAAAAAAAAGTATCTTATTAATAAACATATTATTAAAAATCTAGGTATAGACCAATCTGTTTTATAAGCAATCAAACTACCTGTGGCAAAACCCCAATGAATAGTAATCAATAATAAAAATAAACTACTCAAAGAATGCCTCCAGACTTGCTTTCTTTTCTGTAGACCAACCAATAGAGTTAAGTATAAAACTCATAGGGTCTAAAAATGTTTTTTGAAACATAGTGTCATAATCAATATAGTCTTGTAATTTAAATTCACTAGGTAATTTTGTGACATAACTTATTACATCAAACTTAAATGGGTTTGCTTCTATTAGTTTTAGAAACTTAATCTTATCGCCTTCTTGTATTAGTGGATACTTTCTATGTAATTTAAATTCTTTTAGTTGGTGATTATAAATTAAAGCACCTTTGACATGAATAGGAGTGCCTTTGATGAATATATTACTACCATGTTTATATTTGTTTAGATTATTACAAGACCTAGGAAAAGATATTTGTTCTGCAGTCATTTGATAAAACTCTTTCTTAAATTCAGCGATAAACTTTTGTAAAGTATCCTCATCTTTTGTCATTATAAGTTTAATTGCTTGTTTAATTTTACCACGACAAACTTCTGGTGTAGATGACTTAACAGCTTCTATACCCATAATCTTTAGTTTAGGCTCTTCAAATGTAATACCTTCTTCGTCTAATACGTTTAACATATATCTTTTTTTAGCTGTCCATATACCTTTATCAGCAATCACTTCTCGTTTCATAACCATTTTTTGTTTAATTGCATTTGTGTATTCTGCCAATTCTGCGAAACACTTATCTATAAATGGTTCTATTCTACTATTGACAACTTTGTTTAGAAACTTCAATGTATCTGTTTTTGATTTATCTTTACAAGTCGCTTCAACTAATTTGTCTAGTGTAAGATAGATTGAATCTGTATCTGATGCAACAATATAATCTACTTTGTCATGTGTCTTTAATATTCTATTCATATATTCATTTACATTTTTTTCAATAAATCTAATTACAAACTGACCAGAAGTAGTAATCGCAGTCGCTTGTCTTACATCATAATATCTAAAGTATTGATTACCTATCGCACCATAAGCTGAGTTAAGTGCAATCTTTTTTGCCCATTGTATATTATGACAACGAGATATTTCTTTTGCTGTCTTTGGGTCTTTAGTTTTTTGATATTCTTTTTTTGCTTGAAATGCTAGTGTCTTAAATTTAACTCTATCGTTATACATCTTTTCCATAAGTCTAGGTAAGAAACCTGGACTATCTGTTTTAAACATAGCACCATTTGGTGTAATACAAGCGCCTTCTGTTTTTAGATGTGTCAACGGTGTCGCATGTTTTAACAATCTATCTACAGAAACGCCTGATGGTTTTACACCAATGATTTTTTCTGGTGATATATTATACTGCATAATTAAGTGAGGATATAGTGAGTTAATATCAAATGAAACAATCCAGTTATGCATACCTGTGATTGGGTCTTTTACATAAGCGCCATCGTACTTATCTTCCTTGACGTTATCTTCCTTAGGTGGTATCATTATATTATCTTTTTTTAGATAATTGTAAATTAACATATCCCACATTCTTACTTGCGAAAATACATCTGTATAATTTACTTTAGCTTCATACGCCATAGTTAATACTAACTCAATTAGTTTTAGTTTATCTTCTAAACCATCAACTATCTCAACGTCTTTAATATTATAATCAATAAATGATTGAAAGTCTTTTGTATACCAATCTCTAAATGTATCATAAGGGTTTTCATCTTTTTGTAAACCAAGTTCTACTTTACCTATGTAATCAAGTTTATAACTTTCTTGTTTAGTTGGTATAAACTTTTGATATAAGTCTAGGTAATCTAACATAGAAATACCAAAGATAGAGTAATAAGTTTGAGGCCGACCTCTTACAACTATGGTTTCTCTTTCAACTAGATTCCAAGGTGAAAATCTTTTTAATACTTTTTCATCTACTAGGTTTCTAATACGATTAAACAAATAAGGTATATCAAAAAATTTAGTATTCCAACCTGTAATTACATCTGGATAGTTCTTAATCCAAAACTTCATAAACTCCATAATTAAAGACTTCTCTGATTTACATCTTATATAAGTGACATCTGGTCTATCTGTTTTAAACTCGCCAGTGCCCCAAGTTATGATTTGCTTGTTAGATTGATTTTTTACTGTGATCGCTAGTAGTTCTTCTATAGGATTTTCTACATCAGGAAAACCACTTTCGGCACTACACTCTATATCAACTGTGAATATTTTTATTGCGTCTTTGTCAAATTGTACATCTTCAGGATACTCGTTTGCGATGTATTGATATTGGTATCTATCCATACCATACAGTGGTGAGTTATCTGTATTATAGTTTCTTTTGAAGTCTCTTGCTTTTGATATATTACCAAATTGAATTGGTTTAAGATTTTGACCTTTCAGTGTTTTGAATTTAGAGTCATCTTGTGAGATAGCATACAAAGTAGGACTAAAGTCTATTTTGTTTTTGTATTCTTTACCCTCGTGGATACCACGAACAAGTAACTTACCTCTATGTTCAATTACATTTTTATAAAAGTTCAAGCTCTTCTCTTTCTAAAGTACCATCGCCATATTGCTGATCTAGTCATAGAAACCACTGTAAAGATTAACGCAATACCTATACTATCAAATATAGTAGGGTGTAATCCAAACAATGGAAAAATTAATAATTGTATTAGTACGGCTAGAATAAAACCACTACCAACGTCTATGATACTTTCAAATATATCTTTTTTCATAATATAAAATTTTGGTGGAGCATATCAGAGTCGAACTGATGACCTCCTGAATGCAAATCAGGCGCTCTCCCAACTGAGCTAATGCCCCTCTAAACACACTATTATATATGTTTAAAATGGAATTATAACTTGTGGTTATCAAGTAAATGTGCCACCAAACCATCATGTTTTTTTTCTAATTGTATTTGACAAGCTAATCTACTTTGCATACGATCATAGCCTTTCTCATACTCAACTAATTCTGTTTCAGCAGAATTTAAATCTGGTTGACCTATAATGTGTGTCCAATTTCTATCTATTAAAACATGACAAGTGGCACACGCACAGCAACCAGAACAATCTGCTGGTATTTCTTCTATGGATTGATTAGCAAAGTCTCTTGCCGCTTCCATCAAAGACATACCTTCATCTACCTGGACAGGAATCTTTTCCTCTCCTCGTATGAAGTATACCGTAATCATTATAATTTTGGTACTGCGTTCTCTGTAATTAGTCCAGGCGCTTTAATAATTCTACTTGTATTTTGTTCATACGATTTTAGAATATCATCTTTTGGGTCAGTCATAAAAACAATTTTATCTTTATCTAAAGTAATTGTATCGTTTTTACCAAACGCATTATACAAACTCATCATAAGTTGTATAGGTTTTCCTGGTCCTGTTTGTTGTGGGATTATAACAAAAGCTTTATTTAAACTCACACCTTGGTCATTCTCACCTACTTTAGCGATTACATCTTCGCCAGTAGTCAATCTTAATATCTTCACTTCATTCATAATAACTCCTATATTAGTCTATACTATACCATATTTTGATAGATTTGTCAATGTTATTTCTCGTCATTGTCTTCTTTATCTGGCTCAAAACCTATTTTATCAGATTTACCTTTTTTCTCAATAGGTTTTAAACGTTTACTCAATACAAATGTTCTATTAGGGTTGACACTAATATTCATCAATCGCATTAAATCTCTATTTACAAGTAAGTCAGAGCCTGATCTAGGTCTTTGGTCTAAACCAATCTCCACATCTTTATATGTAAAACCATTAAATGTTAAGTCCATTAATATGGTTGGTCTAATCTCTGATGGCTCATTTGTAGCGTTTGATCTAAACACCTCACTTTTTCCATGTTTAGGTTTACTATAAGTTTTACCATCATACTTCCATTTAACAATCTTACCATCTTCTAAAATTTTATCTGCGTGTAAAGCACAAGCCTTTGAACCATTACCAGTATCAAACTTAACTCTTACTTTACCTACTTCATCTAACTCAACAGTTTCTAACCAACCACATTCTATAAGTGATTGTCTATCCCAATGAGCTCTATCTTGTATATGATCTATTACATTGGCCATCATTTTTTCACCATCTATTCTACCAGCTGGTTCTGCGTCAGCATAATAATCTCTATGTTGATAACCTTCGTAATCAGCGCCTGATCCAGGACTACCATTTATTTCTAATAAGTAAGGTTTATTTTTATATATGATATGGTCAACACCTACCATATAAGCTCTGGATAATCTAGCCGCTTTTAAAATAAGTTCTTTTTCTTCATCACTTAATATATATGGTGATGCCTCTGCGCCTCTATGTGTGTTTGATCTAAAATCATAAGAGCTGTGAGTTCTTTTTGTTGACGCAAATATTTTATTATCTACTACAAAAGTCCTAATATCAAAATCACTTTCCATATACTCTTGTATCAATACTTCTGCCTCTAATTTCCACATCGCTTGTAGTGTTGCCACTAGACCCTCATAACTTTCAATTTTAATTACACCAACACCTTGAGTACCAGTTAGTGTTTTTAATATAATAGGAAACTTACCACCAATCATATCTAAAGCACTTTTAATATTATTTTCATTAGATACAAATGCTGTTCTAGGTGTAGGTATACCAAACTTCTCAAACAATAATGCTGTTGTAAGTTTGTTATCACAAGTCAACATTGCTGCTCTTGTATTCATCATAAATGCTTGTGAGTTTTGAAATGATGATATTAATGAAAGACCAGCTTCGTCTTCTAATGCGCCACCTCTAACTATACAAACAGTATCTCTACCTACAAATGTATGTTCAGCATTTTTACCGTCATAGTTATAGACAGTAAGTGTGCCTTTGTCTTCATTTTTAGCTGTAATAATTGTTGATTTAGTATTTACGATTATACACTTAATATCTTTTTTCTTACAAGCTTTTTTTATAAGATCAGCAGTGGTATTTTCTTTTGGGTCTTTTGAATCTGCCACAGTTACAATAGCAACTGTCATAGGTTTATCTTTACGACCTATATCTGTTTCTGTAATAAACTCTTTAAACTTCGGTACTTGCATTATCAGTATTATCCTTGGCTTCCACTTTTTTCCCTATATTATATTTTGCCGATAAGTTCCACTCTTTTTTTTCTTTAAAAGGTAATACTTTGATTTGTGATAATGGTGCTTTATCTTCTGACTTTGCTTTATCCACTATATCAATTAAATTCCAATCTTGTAATAAGATAGAGATTGTGTTTCGTCTTTGAATATCGTTTTGTGTTAAAGTTGCTTTCTTACCATCTAATGCAAATAGTTCTTTAAAATGTGTTATGAAATATTTACCTTGTTTGTGTAATATGTGGCAACTTTGAAATAATGTTTTATCTTTTCTACTTGCAACACCTATTCTAGTTAAAGTCTCTCTGATCTTTAAAAAGTCATCTGGTTGCTTAATTGTAACCTCTAACATACTGTCAGCGGACCAATTAATCGCTTCTTCGCTCATCTTGTTCTCCCACCTTTAGATAAGGTATTCTTAATTAGTTCAACTTGTTCCTTAGTAAGTATATTGAGAGCATCTTTTGCCTTCTCATTGCTGTATCCATAATACTCTTTTACATACTCTAAATTCTTCAACTTGGCTTGTGATAACCACTTGCCACCAAATCGCTTCTTTTTTCTAATACTATTTATGTAAAAATGGAATTGTATTTTTTTGTCTAGGAAGTGATAGCCATTCATTTCGTTGGCTTGAGCAATACAGTCGTAGTGCACGGAAAGACACTTGTTTATTATGAAAGGTGGGTATTTCTTTTCCCAAGTTTCGTCTGTTGTGTCTAGTAAATTCTCTTTTGTAAAATTAATTGCGTTTAAATAATCTCTCAATTCATACATAATATAAAACTTTTAATTATTTTTTAAGATGTTTATTATGTCCTTTGTGTGAACCCATATAGTAATCGCCTGGTTCATAATCCCAAACTTTACCGTGATGACCTCTTACATCAGCCCAAAACATTCTCATTTTAACTAACCATCTTCTTAATAATGTTCTTCTTGCCATTTTTCTTTCTCGTAAAACTACCCTTACCCTTTTTAGGTTTCACCGTTCTACTTCTGTATTTCGGTGTTCTCAAATCAAGTGCTATTGGGTTTCTTTTTCTCATATTTAGTTTATTTAAATTTACAACCAGCCATAATCTCTGTTAAACAAGCGACCATATTAATCTCTTGGTCAGCAACAAATGCTGACTTGTATTGATAACCAGCGATAATCAAAATCGCCTGAGGTACTGACTTCGCATCTAACGTGGCATATAGCGTGTCATAGAGCGTCTTAAACAACGCTGAAGCCTCTTTGTCTAGGTTTTGTACAACCCACTTTCTCA